GCAATATGGTGTTGCCGCTGTAGTATTTTGGAAAGTGGCAACAAAATTTGCGCCTGCCGCTTTTTGAACGTCAAGAGGTGTAGTAGGGGAACTTGTTCCAATGCCTACATTTTGTGAAGTGCTGATGGTCAATGCCACCGTGCCGTTGTTCGACGCAAGTTGCAAGATACCCGTGGTATCCGCACTCATGTTCAGCGCCGTTGCGCTGGTTGTTCCTGCTGAGACTATAGAAGCCATGTTGTTTTCCTCTTAGTACACCAACCAACGCTGACCGCTGGTGATGGTTACAGATTGACCTGATGCAATGGTGACTGGGCCAACCGATTGTGCGTTGTAGCCAGATGCGATGGTGTAACTTGCCGCGATGCTCGTTGCATTCACAAACAGACCATTAGTTGCCACCATCTCGCTGGCTTGCAATTCGCCAGTAGAAGGCTTGTACAAAAACTTGGCATTTGAGGTGTACAGCGTTGAGGCTGTGCCAGAAGTAGCCGCCGCAAACAGTGGGAAGACGTTGGTTGCCGTGGATGTGTCATTACTTAAAGCCGCACCGCCAACAGAAGCCCATGCAGTGCCGTTGTAGCCCTCAAACTCCGTCGTCGTGGTATTGAACCGAAGCATACCGCTTGCAGGGGTTGGACGCTGTCCAGTCGTTCCCTTGCTGATAATCAACGCACCAGTGGAAGAGAACGTAGAGTCCAGAGTAGCGGTTAAAGCACCTGTTACAGCTACAGTCCCAGTTACCGCTAAAGATGTACCGCTCCAAGTCAAGTTAGCTGAAGCACCGAACAAACCAGAGTTATTAAACTGAACTTGCGTGTTAGATCCAGCAACAATACCGCTACCACCAGCACCCGCTAGAAGAGTAACCGTTCCAGCATTGCTCTTGTAGTACAGCTTGCCGTCAGTGATGTTGATTGCCAACTCGCCATTAGCAAGATTGCCAGAAGTAGGCACAGCCGCCGCAGTGGTGCTGTGGTATAGAAGAATTGGCGTAAAGCCTGCTTGTGACATTTTTTATTTCCTCAGAATGTTCCGCCAGAGATGTCCGACCAAGTTGGTGCGCCTGCTCCTGCCGATGTTAATACTTGACCAGCCGTTCCTGCCGCTGTGAATGCATATGCGGTTCCCGTACCATAAGCCGACCCACCAGCAGTAGCTGTTGCAGTGGAATTCGTACCGCCGTTAGCTATGGCAAGAGTTCCAGCTAATGTGATTGCACCACTAGTTGCGCTTGAAGGCGTAAGACCCGTAGTTCCTGCGCTAAATGTGGTCACGCCACTTGCTGGCGCGGGAACCCATGATGCCGTCGTTCCATCAGACGTCAGCAAGTATCCGTTTGCACCAATAGCCAAACGACTTGCCGTGTTGACACCAGTTCCAATTATTAGGTCACCAGTTGTAGTGATGGGCGAAAGCGCATTAAACGCTGTGGAAGCTGTTGTCTGTCCTGTACCGCCGTTTGCTATTGCTACAGTACCAGAGGTAATCTGGTTGCCGTTAATTGCAATTGCGGTGTTGGATGCCAAGGTCAATTGACCCTGCGCATTTACAGTAAAAGTTCCAACTTGCGTGGCAGAGCCATAAGATGCCGCAGTTACCGCCGTATTTGTGATGCTAAACTGAGTACCTGTGAGGGTCAATCCTGTACCTGCGGTGTATGAGCCTACACCCGCAAACTGAACCCAAGTGATGGGGGTTGTGCCTAAAGTACCGCCAGCATTGGAAGTGCAAACCCAACCAGTGTCAGCGTACAGGGTTCCTTGCTCGATGAAGGTGAACGCTCCGGGGACTTCTAGCCACGAGTCCATATCCGTTGCACGAGTCCATGCCCCTGCCGCAACCAAGTAAATTCCATTGTTCTGACTCAGTGTCTGGTCTTTAACCAAGCACCTATCTCCCGCAATCAACGCCACACCATCAATCGTCTGCGTTCCAGACAGCGTGATGTTTGTCGTCGTTGCCGCCACGCAAGATGCCTTGGGGTCTAACCCTTGCGCTACTGAATCTACATACTGCTTAGTTGCTAATTCAAGCGCCGACACAGGGTCTTGCGTCACCGCAACAGAAGTCAGACCACCTAAAGTAAGACTTGATGCACCTAAAGCAATAGCTGTAGTACCGACAGTCACAGACGAGTTGGTCAGGCTTGCATTGGCAATGTTTGTCAGCGTATTGCTTAAACCACTGATTGTCTTGTTGGTCAACGTCTGCGTACCAGTTAAGGTAGCAACAGTCGAATCAATTGCAATTGTTACAGCGGAAGAACCGTTGTAAGAAGTTCCAGTCAGCCCTGTGCCAATGGTCAATGCATTTGTTGCTGTGGCAGTGATTGTGCCAGACGCACCCAAAGCAACAGTGACGCCGTTATAGGTCACTGAACTATTTGCTAACTGCGCGTTGGTAATAGTCCCTGACAAAGCCGTTGTAGGAATCGTTGCAGATGCAGTAAACGCGCTTGTTCCGTTACCGATAAGGTAACCAGTTAGCGTGTTTGCACCAGAACCACCGCTTGCAACATTAAGCGTACCGCCAAGAGTGATAGCGCCAGACGTTGCTGTATTTGGTGTAAAACCAGTTGATCCAGCACTAAACGATGTCACGCCACCAGCAAGAGAGAACTGGCGCCATATGCCTGAGGAGAAACCATCAAAGGTTGAAGTAGTTGTGTTGAATCTAAACTGGCCTTCAGCGCCAACAGGTTGCTGCGCAGATGAACCTGACACTACAGTCATTGCGCCTGTACCCGGAAGCACTACGTTATCAGCAATAGTTAATGTAGGGTCACCTGCGCCATTACCATTTGTAACGCCAATCTGATTAGCCGTACCGGTAATTTGACGGCCTGCAATCGTGGATCCGCCAACAATTGCCAGCATACCCGTGCCAGACGCGTTTGCAATAGCCGCAGCAATGCCAGTCAACGAAAATGTAGGATTCCCAGAAACACCATTGCCGTCAGCAACCGTAATGCCATTGCCTGTTGTTGACAATGTTCTAGGCACTACCGTGGTGCTGCCTGTTTTAACAATGACGCCATTGCCTGAGGCTTCTAAACTTCCAGATGCGCCATTCAATGTTATTTGCAACGTAGACTGCGCACCGCCATCAACTAAACCTATGCCTGTGCCGCCTGATAGCGCACGACTATTAGCTAGTTGCGGAGTTTGGTTGACCGTTAGGTACGTGTAGGTCTGCGATGGTGAGGCTGAGATTGCAGACGTTGTAGTTTGAACCGTTACACCATTTTGCACAATAGGCACTGACTCTGTGCCTGTGATTGCACCAGCTGCTGGTAGTTGCGTAATTTGTATATTGGCCATATTACGGACTCAGGTTATCAAGGTTGCCATTAGTCTCTGGATTGTCAATGTTTTGCTCCGGAGAGATGTTGTACGTATTATAAGGCCCAGTGATCAACGAGTCTTGGTTTGCAGCTACACTGACATCAGGCCTTGGAAATCTAAGTGCAATCTTTTCAGGCTGCCGTGCTGGTAAACGGTATGGGTCAAACTGATCTCTGCAGCCATGATCACAGACTTTTAAGCCCGGATTATTGCCGTCAGGCATCAATTCAACATACGCTCGCTTCATGTGACACCGGTCACAAATTGCAATACTTAATACCGCATTGCCAAGAGTGTCGAGCGTGCGTGGCATACTTACCTCGTATAGTAACTAATATTAGGAGCAAAGTAAATCGGACTCTTGTCTCTTTCTTCTTGCTCAGCAATATTCCAATACTTTTCAGCTTGCCCTTCAAGGTAAGAGATACGATCCCCTTGAACTGTAGGTAGCTCCATGGCCATCTGATGCGCGAGCATATTCTGAATGGCCAGATACCATCTCTGAGGAATTTCTATCTCACCTGATAAATCACCTACATCCTGAATTTGCCGATGTCTCCAGACCACGATTTGCGGCGCAAATGACGACGGCGCAGGCCAAACGTACATTGCAGGCTGGGGAATGTTACGGTCAAACCAAAATTGCAGCGGGTAAAGGCTGGTAAAGTTTTTGTTAGGCAGGTTGGTGTAGTCATCACGATTCAATCGAGCAAGTGGGATTTCCGTAGCATTTGAGCCAAAAACCACCTGATAGACACCCATATTAGCGCCTGCTGTTTGCAAGATTCTCCAATACGGTACGCTTGCTGAAGGCTCTAAGTCATAGTAAATCCATGTGCCTGCAACCCAAGTAACTGCTCCAGGTGCATAAACCGTTGTCCACGTAGAACCGTTGGTAGAAGACTGAATTGAGATGGTCACTGAGCCGGATATTGCCGGTAGTATACCCACGGTCCCCATGTAGATGTCATTTCCAGACCCATTGTTGATGCCAATAAAGCCTGTGTTGGTGGTTAACTGGCAAATGTTGGTGTATATACCATCAAAAGCGTTGGCTGCAACGCCAGAAGAACTATTTCCACCAGTAGTATTGGCAGTGACTGTTCTGTAATTAGAATTCAAAACATCTACCGTACCGGTTGGCAGGTAGTAAACATACTTGTCAGGATTAAGACCTATGACTGTTTTATCAATACACCAGTATTGAATTCCACGATTTGCAAGATTAGAAAGCAAGTAATAAAGACTATCTTTAGATGCCTGTACTTGCTCAACGGTCAACTCTTCAGCCAGCTTGCCGGCGCGTCTTGCGCCATGGTCAATCAGATTCTGAACCGTGATTGTTGTTTGGCCAACTGTTCCACTAGTGCTCATACATTACCACCCAGGACAATTCCAACGTTTAAGAGATGCGGCCTTACGAGTAAGCTCGCCTTTTTCATCGCGCTTAGGCCCCGGCATTCCAGACATTCTAGCACAGAATGAATCCTTACGACCTTGATCAGCTTTAGTT